CTAGATCGTGATATATCTTACGACTCTGGGTTGACTGAAGACTCTAGTGCAAACTCTGAAATTGAAAGCATACTGAAAAAGTATCCTTACGAAGCAAGACAGTTCCGTGAATTTGGCGAGTTAGATGGAACACCTATATCCGAGAAAAAGATCATGGAGTTGAGCAAAAAAATGTTAAAATCGCGCGCTAAAAAAACGAACGAAAGTAAATCTCGACGCACATTTAAAGTAATAGCCGAGGGTGCGGAGTTTAATGTGTCTGATTCGGACCTAGCACGAGTGTTAAAACGGTTCCCACATGAAGTGAAAGTTTTCAAAGACGGTGGCGATTTGGGTGATGCTTTATATGATGCATTATTCGACTATTACCTCACCACTGGTGAAATGCCGTATGGCACGATGAAAGCTCGTGATGGCGATCCATATGAATGGGTAACACAGCAGCTAGATCGTGATATATCTTACGACTCTGGGTTGACTGAAGACTCTAGTGCAAACTCTGAAATTGAAAGCATACTGAAAAAGTATCCTTACGAAGCAAGACAGTTCCGTGAATTTGGCGAGTTAGATGACAATGAAATGTATCAAGAGTTGTTTGATCATTATTTGAATTCTGGTGAAATGCCTTACGGCGTAGCCAAGGCCCGCACTGGTGATCCAGTTCAATGGGTTGCTAATAGACTAGAAAAAGATATTGGTTTGAATGATATAAACGACGATAGCGGGCATACGGATTCTGCCAGAAAGTTATCTAGCCATGATGAGGACTATACTGCAGAGGGCATGGGCGGTGATGTAATGTCTCTTGAGAGCAGTGGTGATGAAATGGACGAGAGCATGCTGATGGATGATCAAGAGCAAGCCGTTACTCATAAGTTGTCTAGTTTGGGATATGACGAAGGGTTAGACTTCTTCTTTGAAGACGGCGAGTTGACGGTGATAGGAAAATCAACAGCTATTGCTATTGTCAATGCGTTAAAAGCAGATGGCAGCATTGATGGATCGCCTAGTATTACTAGAATAGATGGCGAGGAAATACATATCTCCTTTAACTCGGGATTGGGCGAAAGTTTAGCTGACGATTTTGCTGCAATGGCTAACAGCATGAAGAACAAAGACGGCTCTCAAAGATTTAACGCTAGAGCAGTGACCCCTGATCAAAAGCGTCAAGAACGCGACGAGTTAGATGCCAAGCGTGCTGCAGAAAGAGCGGCAAGACCACCAGTTGCACCTGGTCCAGACACTACTAATAATGGTAGCTTTGGCAACACTCGCGGTTACGGTCAAGGTCGCTATATGGGCGATAGTAAAATCAATAAGGGTAAAATGCTTAAAGAAGATGCTGCATTGAGTTTGGATGTGTCTGGCACTGACGATGTGCTGGCAGTGCTGCGTAAGTTGAGCGGATTGCCTGGTGATGATGCCTCCACCACAGATATGAGCCCTGATGTTAGTGCTGATGACTTTAGTGGTGATAGCAGTGTTGTCGACATTGACGACATAAATCAAGAGCCATCAATGCGTGGCATGATAGACATGATGTCTGATGAACCTGAATCAGAAGTTGTTCCAGAGCTAGCTGCTGACGCTGTCGCTCCTGAAGTTGAAGTAGAAGAGGAATACGCGAACGAACCTGATGAGACCATTCTTCCGGGTTACGGTAGTGCTTGCGGTGACAAAGACAGGCAAGGGCGGGCGTATAAGATGACTAGCCCAGGCAACAACCCAATGGCAGAAACTCGCAGCCTAATGCGTCAATACAAAGGGATGCTATCAAGCATTAAAAAATAATGAAAACATTCAAGGAATATTTGCCAGAGTCTTTCCTTACTGAACTTGGCGCAGGACCTAATGATTCCATTAGCCCAGTGTCTGGTGCTGAATCCAGTGGATACCCAGACCCTGCTGAAAGTGAATTTGGTAACAGAGAGTTGAATGTTGGTGACCCAGTCATCATCACCGGAAATGTTGAGTTCTCTGGCAAGACTGGTGATGTAGATGATTTTAGCAGAGATAAACATTTTGTTATTGTAAATCTCTACAATTATGGCAAACACAGTTTTCATGCGTCCAATGTAGCTTACAACGATTACGCTGATGAAGATAATGATGATAATAACAACGACGACGATGACGAAGACGATCGCGCCCTAGCCGATTTGCGTAAACTAAGCGGGTATTGATGACATGCTACTTGAGCCTATTAAAAATCCCGACGATTACCCAGTGTATCCTGAAGATGATGGATATGACAGGTTTAAAAATCCGTTCTCACCGGTGGTTAACTACTAACTAAAATGGCAAAATCTTTAGATGGCGTTCTGATAAAATCAGCACATAAACCCGAGTATTATTCTCAGGAGCAAATGACTGAGTTTTTGAAATGTGCTGACCCAGTTACTGGCCCGTCATATTTTCTAGAGAATTACTTTTATATTCAGCATCCTGTTAACGGTAAACTATTATATGCGCCATACGATTATCAACGGAACCTGGTAAAGTCTTACAACGATTACCGATTTTCTATTAACCTACTATCTAGGCAACTAGGAAAGTGTTTGGAAGGTGACTCATCTAGGATAAATATTCGAAACAAGCAAGGTGAAGAATATGAAATTCCAATTGGAAAATTCTACGAATATCAGCAAGCCAAACGAGATGGAACGGATATCCCCGATATCTCGTGCTTCAAAAAATGTAAGCATTGCAGCGTGGAGTTTTCACCTTCATCAAACAGGCAGGTCTAATGCTGTTATTAAATCAAAGGCAACAAGTAAGCCAGCAAGAATAATGTCTTCCAAGTGCTGTGAAAAATTAGTTACAGCAACCGGGTCAACAAGTAAGTTTTGCTCCGTTTCTTGTAGAGAAGCAGTAGCAAAACAAAAGAGTAAACAAAAAATAATACAAGAATGTATAACCTTTCTGACAACATAACTCGTAAATTCACTGATGTAGTGGATATCAGTGATGACGGTTGGGAAGTCATGACCGACACTGGGTATGAACCTATATCCGATATAAAGCAAACAGAAGAATATGAAATATGGGAAATGATGCTGGTAGATGGCACTATATTACGCTGTGCTGATAACCATATTTTATTTGATGAAAATTTTCAAGAGATTTTCGTATGTAGTTTGAAATCTGGCGATTGTATTCAAACACAGAGCGGGCCACAAATAGTTGAGCATGTCATAAACACGCATCACTTAGTGAATATGTATGATTTGGGAGTAAACTCTAATAATCACAGGTTTTACAGTAATGGAATTTTAAGTCATAATACTACAACCGCCGCTGGATATCTGCTGTGGTTTGCCATGTTTAAGCCTGACAGCACTATTTTAGTGGCAGCTCATAAGTATGCCGGCGCCCAAGAAATCATGCAGCGTATTAGATACGCATACGAGTCTACCCCGAACCATATTCGTGCTGGGGTAACGAGTTATAACAAAGGCAGCATAGAGTTTGAGAACGGCTCTAGAATTATTTCAACCGCAACAACTGAAAACACCGGGCGTGGCTTGTCTATTACCTTACTTTATTGTTTGGACGGGGGAACGACCGTGAAAATTAGAAATAAAAAAACATTAGTTGAGGAGGATATTACTCTTGAAGATTTATACATTCGGTTGTATACGCCAGGGATGGTAATTGAGTAATGAGTTCACATTTCAGTAACATTTTTGTGTTACAGTTACTTATTACGTGTGGGAAGATTCAGTTATAGATGATGTAGAAAGATTATTATGTTTAGTGAAAACACAGAGTACGAAATATTAACCACAGATGGATGGAAAGACTTCAGAGGTGTTACTCTAACTCCCAATAAAGTCACCTGCAAAATTTTACTTGCATCGGGGGTATCAGTATCAGCAACAAAAAACCATTATTTTTTCTCAAACGGAATAAAAATACAACTTAAAGACTTATGTGCAGGACAATATATTGATACAATTAACGGTCCATCTCAAATTGTCTCTATTAGAGAGAATGCTACTGGATCAGTATTTGATATTATTGAAGTTGACCAGATTGAGCATAAATTTATTGTAAATGGGTCGATTATTACAAAAAATTGCGACGAATTAGCGTTTGTCAGGAATACTATCGCGCAGGAATTTTGGACTTCAATTTCGCCAACCTTGTCTACGGGTGGTAAAGCAATCATTACCTCTACACCAAACTCTGACGAAGATCAATTTTGGCAACTTTGGTTAGAAGCAAACAAGACAGTAGATGAGTTTGGTAATGAAACTGGTATAGGTAGAAATGGGTTTAAAGCGTTTACCGCATTGTGGAACGAACATCCAGACAGAGATCAAAAGTGGGCCGACGATGAGTTAGGTAGAATAGGATCTGAAAAGTTTAGCCGTGAGCATTTGTGCCTCGCGCAAACTACACTGATAGATCTATTAGACTCCGCTGGAAATAATATTAGTATGTCAATTTCAGAATTGTTTAATTTGGCATAAATAACTATATTAGAGAACCTAATTATAATACGCGATTTGAAAATAATTTAAAAAACGAGCAGCAGTATTAGAAAAAGGGTTTCTATACGAAGTTTGGCTCTTCGAGACCAAACAAAACTACAAGGTATTGCCAAATGACTCAGATTTTTAAACCTAATATACATGGTTTTAAAGTTTTGACCCCGACTGGGTATCAAAACTTTACTGGGGTATCGCTAATGGGGCATCGTACCACTATTAAACTTATTTTTGAGGATAATAAATTTATTGAGTGTACATCCGATCACAAAATTTATATTACACCATTAAAAGCAAAGCAAGCATGCAGAATTAAAATAGGTGAAACTGTACAAACTAAAAGTGGGCCATTGCAGTTGATTGGCAAGCAAAAGTGTAATAAAAAAGTTCCAGTGTATGATTTGATTGGAGTAGACAACGGGGCTAGATTTTATGCGAATTCTATACTAGTTTCTAATTGTCAGCCTATTATCTTTGAAGAAACGCTGATTAACGCAATGACACTGTCTAAGCTATCTGCTATTGATCCAGTGGACAAGTTAGGGCAAGTGCGATGGTATAAAAAACCTTCTCGTGGTAATACCTATGCCATTGGGGTAGACCCAAGTTTAGGAACTGGGGGTGATTACTCTGCCATTGAGATTTATGAGTTACCCTCCTTTGAACAAGTAGGCGAATGGCAGCATAATAAAACCCCTATTCAAGGACAAGTTAGAATATTGCGTGACATTATAAAATACATATACGACATTATTGGAACTGAAAACGATATTTACTACAGTATAGAGAACAATGGAGTTGGTGAAGCCACTCTAATGACAATATCTGAAGTTGGTGAACAAAATATCAAAGGTATATTCTTATCTGAAGGTGGCAAGAGCAGAAAAGGGTTTACGACTACCCACAAATCTAAACTTACGGCGTGCGCCAAGTTCAAACAACTGATTGAAATGGGTAAATTAAAGATTAACAGCAAGAACTTGATTAGTGAGTTGAAGACTTTCGTCCGTGCCAACTTATCGTATGCGGCTAGAGTGGGGGATACAGATGATTTAGTATCAGCTTCACTACTAGTAATACGCATAATGCAAACCCTTCAAAACTATGATTCTGAAATAGATAATCAAATGCGAGCTAACGACGAGTTTGTAGCTCCTTTGCCGTTCATTATGATTTAAAAAACGGATAAATAAGTATTACATCTGGAACTTTTATGCTTGACATTGACAAAATCGCAGCTTCATTATTTGAAAAAATACGCTCAAAATTTGAGAATGTAAGTGTTGGCGACGAAAAAGCCAGAGCAACAACTGCGCCTAGTAAAGCAAGGTTTTTCAACTTTAACTATATAAGCAGTGATAATGAAAACTTTGGCAATATCAGTATATCCATAGTTGATACAAAAACACTTAAAGTGACTTACAGCCGCAGTATAAGTGCTGAACTAGGCGATGCCCAAAAGCAAGAGTGGTATGATTTTCTTCGTGACCTTAGAATGTTTGCTAAACGCAATATGATGAGTTTTGTCCCCCATGACATTAGTAGAAAAGGGCTTGGGTTAAAAGATTTGAAACAAATGTCTGGCGAACAGTCTCCGGACTTCGCCTCATCAGTTTCAGAAAGCAAGTTATATGGTTCTACTAAGACAAGTTATGAATCAGTAGCACCTGGAACACGGCTTATTATCCGCCATTCAGCATCTGTTGACGAATCAGTGCATGGTGCTCGTAGCCGCAAGATACAATCTGTGTATGTAGAGGACGCTGAAGGTCAACGGTTTAAAATGCCGTCCAACAACTTAGCTGGAGCAAGGGCTATTGGACAACACATTGCACATGGTGGGCAAATATACGACGATTTTGGAAAACATACGACTGGGCTTGTTCAAGAAATGGCAAAGATTAAAAAGTTTATTCAAGGGTCGCGCAATAAAACTTTTGAAGACCATGAAGCGTCTGACATGGTAACCGCTGCCAAAGAACGGTATCATGAAATCTACCGCATCCTTCATCACATTAAAGGACCACGCGGATATACACTGTATAAAGAATCCTGGACACCTGAGTTAGATAATCAAGGCGATGTAGACATGGAATCATTGCGTGGAAAGTTTACGCAGAAAAAGTTTGATAACAGACTGGAAGAAGCATTGCCTTTCGTGTATCAAGCATACTCAAAATCAAAAGGTAAAGATATGCCGAAAATAACAACTGCAATAGATAAACAGGTAAATGAGTTCGCTCAAAACTTGAACAATCTTGAAGAAGGAACATGGGCATTGCCTGAAGATGAGCTCGAAATACAAAAACTTCAAGAACTAATGTCTAGCCCGTTAATCGCAGGAATTGACGGAAACGATGCGTCAGCAGCATTATATGACATCTTGGGTGATGACACACTATTTGACCATATTTATGACGCGTCAAAAGGTAGCCCAGAAATGGATGTTCGCCCAGTAGTATATGACTGGTTGATGAAAAACATACCGAGTGTTGGCGAGAAGATTGACGCTGAACTCAAGAGTGGTGGGGGCAGTGAAGAGCAGCCGCAATCTGAAGAGCAGCCGCAACAAGAATCAGTAATACATGATGCACCAGCATTGCTGGATATTCGACGGCTAGCAGGATTGAGCTAACAAACAGGGTGGGAAGATTGATTGGAGACTTCTGCCTCCTTTCTTTTTGAATAAATACTTAATGCGAGCAAAAGAATTTTTATCAGAACTACGAAAAAAGAAAGCAGTAGCGCCAAAAGCAGGCGATACTACTGAGCATGACTATAATCCAGGCTGGGAAGATCTAAACTGGATGAAAGAGCGGGGAGCATTAATGGGGCAAAAAATGACTGGAATGTATCAGTTGTTCATGCCACGCCCAAGCGTCTTTGCAAAAACAAATCGTGATCGTAGAATGGATAATTTGGCAAATAGATATGCTTGGCAAGAAAAAGATCCAACTAAACTAAAACCACAATATGCAAAGTGGCAGGGAGATGAGCCAGAACCAGAAGAGCAGTCAGTGCAAGAATCAGCACCGATTTTAATCCCGGGCAAAGCTATTACTCCCCCGGGTAACAACAAGCCACAAGCAAATCTATGGACAAGCTCTGCCAAGAAACTCAATGACGGAACTTATACCAGCGACTGGGTAAAATACGTAGCTAACAACAACAAAAGCTGGATGTCACCAACTGGCTACTTATACAGAGTGAAGCCAAACGGTTTAGTGCTTGAGCTTAATACTGATCAAGATGCTGAAAGGATCAAATGGGCATTTCAAAATCTAGGGTCAATGCCGCATGATGACCCTAACGACACATATCGTTACTTATCAAAAGACTATCCGTGGGATCAGATAGTTAAACATTTTGATGCGGTCCATCACTACCCATATTCAAGCAACCGTGATTTTCTATATGGGTGGGACGTCGAATCAACAGCATGGTTTAACACTGATCAACTTGAGCTGATTGGTGAAGTAAAGATAACCCAGGCTGGCCTTGATCCGTACAGCGACGAAGATTGATCCACTCTTTTCTTTTGGCTAAAATAAATGGTGAAATCACACTGATTTATTAGTCTTTTGTGTTGCGAAAGGATAAATAACTTTGTTACAATGACTTCATGCCGAAGATATTGTATCTAAGCAAACTTGAGACCATCTCTTATTTTATAAAGGAAAACTATTATGGCAACAACTCTCGCTCAAATCCGGGCAAAGCTCCAACAACAAGAAACAAACTCGTCTGGCTTCAAACCTGGATCTTATGGTGACGGCGCAACATATGCACACTGGAACATAAGTGAAGGCGATATCGCGCGCCTGCGATTCCTACCTGACGCTGACCCAGCTAACAACTTTTTCTGGGTCGAAAAGGCAATGATTAAACTGGAATTCAATGGTATCATTGGACAGCCAGAATCAAAGAAGGTAGTAGTGCAGGTTCCCTGCATTGAAATGTGGCCAGACATGGGACCGTGCCCAATCTTGTCAGAAGTGCGTCCGTGGTTTAAAGATAAATCTCTTGAAGAAATGGGTCGCAAATATTGGAAAAAGCGTTCTTACTTGTTCCAAGGCTTCGTGCGTGAAAATCCTATGAAGGAAGAAAACACACCGGAAAATCCAATCCGTCGCTTCATGATTAGCCCACAAATTTTTGCGTTGGTTAAAGGTGCGTTGATGGATCCAGATTTGGAAAACTTGCCAACTGACTACGACAACGGTCTTGACTTCACTGTGGTCAAGACAAGTAAGGGTGGTTATGCAGACTACAGCACTAGCAAATGGGCTCGTAAAGAAACTCCGTTGACAGTTGATGAAATGGAAGCAGTTGAAAAATTCGGGCTGTTCAACTTGGCCGAATTCTTGCCTAAGCGTCCATCCGCTGAAGACTTGGTTATCATGAAGGAAATGTTCGAAGCGTCAGTTGACGGGCAGGCATACGATCCTGTAAAGTGGGGGCACCACTTTAAGCCAGCTGGTTTCCGCACTGATGACGACGCAACTCATGCTGATGGCAATACTGCAGCAGCATCTAAACCAGAAGCTAAAGCAGCACCTGCTCCTGCTGCTAAACCAGCAGTTAAATCAGCACCCGCAGCTCATGATCCTGAGGATTTTGACGCTGATGAACACGCAGCACCAGTCGTATCTAAACCAGCCGCAACAGGCAGCCGCGCAGAAGATATTTTGGCACTCATTCGTAGCCGCCAAAAGTCAGCAGTGTAAATAATAATTAAAGTAGAGTGACCTTCTGCTTTAATTATTCACATTATCCAAGGTGGCAATGTTTGATTCAGTTAAAATACAAATATTAAAAATCATTAGTGCTGTTAAAAATCCGAAATCTTGGAAAAAAGATATTGAAAGTAATTCAGAAATAATGAAATCAATATCTTTGTTGAAAGATCAATATGAAATTTCAACGCAAGCAGCAGTGTATTGCATTGTAAATGATGTTACTCCAATATGTAAGTATGGTGTAAAAAAGAAGTTCACTTGGTTTGCTAATGGATTTGCTTGGTGTGGTAATAGGCAAGATTGCAAGTGCAACAAAGAGTTTTCTGTAGAAAAATCTAAACAAACGAATCTTAACCGATATGGTGTTGAAAGTTTTGCTCAGTCTAAAGAATACTTGGCTAAAGCTAAAGCAACTAATATTCGAAAATTTGGTGTTGCACATGCATCATTGTCACCTGCCATTCGTGACCGCGCCACTTCGACCTGCATGGAGAAATATGGAACAAAATATCCGATTCAGTTGGAAGAATTCAAGAAAAAAACAAAACAAACAAAATTTAGTAATCACGGAGATGAAAACTTTAATAATTCGGATCAACGCAAGGAAACATTAAACTCTCTATACGGAGTATCCAATCCGGCATACATCAAAATGACATCTAGTCAAATTGAAATTTTAATGTCAAAAGAGTCTTTTGAATCTTTCGTTCACGGTAAAAGTAAACCGGTTGCAGCATATGAGTTAGGTGTTGACCCAAATACTATTAGTAAATATGCTGAAATTTATGGTTGTCATGACATGTTTTTGCCTTCAAGAAACAGTAAACTTGAATATTTAGTGAAAACAATTTTGGATAATAATGGAATTAAGTATATACAGCAATCATACCGTATTATACCCCCGTATGAACTAGATTTTTACTTACCAGATTTTAATATTGCAATAGAGTTAAATGGAAATTATTGGCATAGCGAATCGAAAGGCAAAACATCAAAATATCACTATAACAAGTGGAAAAAATGTAAAGATGCAGGGTTTGATCTATACCAGTATTTTGAAGATGAAGTATTGGAATCATTACCGGTAATTGAATCCAAGATAAAGTATTTAACTAAGAAAATTTCCAAATCAATTGGAGCAAGAAACTTACTATTAAAAGACATAACATTTTTGGAAGAAAAAACTTTCCTATCTAAATATCATATTCAGCAATATACAAAGTCAAGATCAGCAGCAATTGGAGCGTTTTTAAATGATGATTTAATTGGGGTAATGTCTTGGTGTAAGAGAGAAAACACCATTGAGATTATCAGGTATGCCACTAAGTTCGATGCGGTTTATCCGGGATTGTTCAGTAAAATGCTGAGCAAACTATTAGTTGACACTAACTTCCACGGCAAAGTAATATCATTTTCTGATAATCGACATTCCAATGGAAATGTATACAAAACTACTGGATTTACTAAGGTAACTGAAATTCCTCCGGCATATTTTTACACTCGTGATTACATAACTCGTGAAAATCGACAACGATACATGAAATCAAAGATTAAAACAAAATTTCAAATCGATGTAAGTAGCAAAACAGAAAGGCAGCTGATGTCTGAACTTGGGTATGATAGAATTTGGGATGCTGGGAAAATTAAATGGCAAAAAATAGTGTAGTACAAATGGGGTAACCACAAATGAAACGAAGTTAAAAAATGTGTAAACTATCGCAAAAAGTGAAACATAGTGTAATTATTTAAACAACAAGGAAAATATTATCATGGCAGGACGACCTTTCGACATTTCAAAATTTAGAAAAAGTATTACAAAGTCTATTGAAGGACTGGGAATTGGGTTTAACGACCCGACGGATTGGGTGAGCACCGGTAATTTTGCTTTGAATTTTTTAATCAGTGGAGATTTCCACAAGGGAGTACCACTAGGTAAGGTAACAGTCTTTGCAGGTGAATCAGGATGCTTACCCGCATCATCTAAAGTAACTATTAGAATGTCTAAAAAGTTATGATTCATGCCCACATTCTAAGGCATAGAAGTTTATCATATTATGGGAAAGTGAAGTAATCACGAATCCCCATGCAGTGGCAGAAAAAATTATTAAGGAAATTAAAAATGGAAATTAAAGAAGTTACCGTTGGTGAGTTAAAAACATTGTGGGACAGTGGGGAATACAACTTAGAGATAGATACACCAGATGGGTTCTGCCCTATTACTGCCTGGTTTAATAAAGGTGTATTGCCAATGGTTGAAATCAAATTAGCCAGTGGTGTAGTGACTAAGTGCGCGGTTAACCACCTACTTCAATCATCGGATGGAACTTGGGTGCCCGCAGGGATTACATCAAACTCAGTTATGCTTCTATCGAGTAAAAATGTTTCTGACTCTGTAGTGTCTACTAAAGAAATTTCTCCTGAAGAATGCTACGATTTTACAGTAGATCACCCAAATCATAGGTATTGGGGCGACGGTATTTCTAGCCATAATAGCGGCAAGAGTTTTGTTTGTGCTGGAAACTTGGTCAAAGCAGCACAAGAGCAAGATATTTTCCCTATCTTGATTGATACAGAAAACGCATTGGATGAAGCTTGGCTGCAAGCACTAGGGGTTGACACCTCAGAAGACAAATTACTTAAACTTAATTTGGCAATGATTGATGATGTGGCCAAGACCATTTCAGAGTTTATGAAAGAATATAAAACAATGCCTGAAGAGCAGCGAACAAAAATCTTGTTTGTTATAGACTCGTTGGGTATGTTACTTACTCCTACTGATGTCAATCAGTTTGAAGCTGGCGAGATGAAAGGCGATATGGGTCGCAAACCCAAAGCACTTACCTCGTTAGTACGTAATTGTGTTAATATGTTTGGAAGCTATAATGTAGGAATGGTGTGTACCAATCATACTTATGCGAGCCAAGATATGTTTGACCCAGACGACAAAATCTCCGGTGGTCAAGGCTTCATCTACGCATCATCCATCGTGGTTGCTATGCGTAAACTGAAGTTGAAAGAGGATGAAGACGGTAACAAGACTACGGAAGTAAACGGTATTCGTGCAGCTTGTAAGATTATGAAAACTCGC